GGCAAGATCCGGCCCATAGACGCCCCACACATCAACGACCGGCAGATCCACAAAACCCTGACCAAGGAGGTGCTGGAGCCGCTATACACGCCGGGCATGATCCGGCGGAACGGCGCCAGCCAAAAGGGAAAAGGACTGTCCTTCCACCATGAGGAACTGAAACGGATCCTGCGGGAGCATTTCAGGAAACACGGCCGGGAGGGTTACGTGGTCCTTATGGACCTAAAGCAGTTCTTTCCCTCCGCGCCCCATGCGGCGATCTATGAGCGCCACCGGCGCCTGATCCTGGACCCGGAGATCCGGGCGGTGGCGGACACGGTGGTGGCCGCTGTGCCGGGCGGCGTGGGTATGCCCCTGGGCGTGGAGCCGTCGCAGATGGAAATGGTGTCCCTGCCGTCCGCCGTGGATAACTGGATCGCCTGCCAACTGCGGGCGGAGGATCCGGCCCACTATATGGACGACTACCACATGATCGCGGAAACCAAGGAGCAGGCGGAGGCGATCCGGGACGCCGTGACCGAGCGCATGGAGGCCATGGGGCTGACCGTGAGCCGGAGCAAAACCAGGATCGTGCCCCTGTCCAAGCCCTTCCGGTTCTGCAAGGTGAAATTCTACCTGACGACCACCGGGAAGGTGATCACCCACGGGAACCGGGACGGGATGAAACGGGCGCGGCGGAAACTAAAGGCGTTCAAGGCAAAGGTGGACGCCGGAGAAATGACCGTCCAGCAGGTCCGGGAGTGGCTGACCAGCCAGATCGCCTATTTCGAGAACTACAACGACCACGGCCGGGTCCTTCGGCTGAACCGGCTATTTTATGCAATTTATGGAGGTGCAGAACCATGTTCAAGATCATCAAAGACGGGACCAGCCTGGGCATGACCGAGGCGCCCACCTACGTGCGGCAGGCGGAAAACGGGTGCTTTGTGCTGTGCCAGGAGGGCCAGGCCACGGGGATCGCCTACGGCGGGACCGTGTACCACCTCCTGGGCCGGGAGGCCCTGGAGGGCGCGGAGAGCGTGATCCTGGAGGAAACGGACGCCGGGGAGGAGATCGAGCGGACGGCCACGACCAACGGGATCGTGTTCACCACCATGGCGGAGGCCGGGAACATCGACGACGTGACGGCGGCGGAACACGCGGACCTATTCTCCCCGTGGGCCTATCCCGTCAACTACACGGCGGGACAGATCCGGCGCTACACGGATGGGAAACTGTATAAATGCCTCCAGGCCCATACCAGTCAAGCCGACTGGACGCCGGACACGGCGGTGAGCCTGTGGGTGAGCATTTCGGACCCGGCGGAGGAGTGGCCGGAGTGGTCCCAGCCCCTGGGGGCACATGACGCCTACGCCCAGGGGGCCAAGGTAAGCCACAACGGGAAACACTGGATCAGCGACGTGGCGGCCAACGTGTGGGAGCCGGGTGTGTATGGATGGACGGAGGCCGCAGACGACGCGGCGGAGGTGTAAGCCGTGGAAAAGATCCCGTACATCGTAAAAAAACGCATGAGGCTGGAGGGGATCAGGGGCCGCGTCAATCTCCCTTATGGCACCGAGGTGGAGGCTGTGGACGGTATGATCATCCACAAGGGCGCGGCCGTGTGCGCCGTCACCAGCCGAAACGCCCACCAATACCTGGCCCGAAACGACGACGGGAAGGGGCTGGAGCGGGGCGCCCTGACAATGGCCATCACGTCAACCCTGGAAAAACGGGACAAAGGCTATCAAGACCGCTGGGATCTGGTGTGGGAGGACGAAACCAGCCAAAAATACCGGCACCCCGATCATGAGGACTTTTTCCTGTGGGGACACGCATTTTATGAGGCCCCGGTGGAGGACCTGCAGCACATCGCGGATCTGATCGGCGCGAGGAGGTGACGGCCATGGACAGCACAAAAATGATCGCAGACCTGTGCGCCGTCATTGACCGCATGAACGTGATCATACAGGCCCAGGCCATGGAACTGGCCCAGTATGGGGCGGTGGTCCACGCGGAGGAGATCGCGGAGGTCCGGCAGAAATACGCCAGGGCCATCGGTGAGGGGGTGGGACCATGAGCCTGGAGGAAATCCTGCTGGGCGGCGGCGGGGTGCTGCTGGCGGCCATGACGCTGATCCAGGTGGCGCCCATCAAGGTCAATCCGTGGTCCGCCGTCGCCAAGGCCATCGGCCGCGCCATCAATGGGGAGGTGATCGCCAAGGTGGACCAACTGGAGCGGGACCTGGTGGCCATGAAAGCGGCCCAGGAGGAACGGGACGCGATCAGTTGCCGGTCCCGGATCCTCCATTTCGGGGACGAAACGATCCACGGGGTCCGGCACACAAAGGAGCATTTCGACCAGATCCTGCGGGACATAACCAGTTATGAGCAATATTGTGAGAACCACCCGCATTTTGAGAACAACACCACCGTGCTGACCTCCCGGCGGATCAAGGATATTTATGAGGAGTGCATGGCGACGGCGGATTTTCTGTAAGGGAGGCGCGGGAGTGAATACGCTTTTGATCGCGGCGGCCGCCATGGCCGGAGGGGCGGCGCTGGGGTTTTCCCTGTGCTGGGTGGCCACACGCCTGGCGGCGGGAAACCACGCGGCGGCCACACGGCTGGCCACCGCCGCAAAGAAGAAAATGGGGACCATGGACAAGGTGCTGATCCTGGAGGGCGTGATCCTGGTGGCCTATACGGCGGCGGACCTGGCCGTGTTCTGGCACACTGGGAACGAGCCGGCCACCCTGACCGCCTGTGTGTTCGGCGTGTGCGGTTTTGAAAACGGGGTCATGGGATGGATCAAGACCACAAAGGAAAAACAGGCGGCCGCCAGAACGAGCGGGAGCGGCCAAAAGGCCGCCCCGGTGGAACCACCCACGGAGCGGGAGGAACCGCCGGACGCGGGCATTAAATGAGGAGGTTTTACCAATGACAGAGAACCAACTTCGACAGAAGATCGTGGACACCGCCGTGGCCTGGCTGGGGCGCAAGGAAAGCGACGGGAGCCACAAACAGATCATTGACGTTTACAACGCCCACAAGCCCCTGGCCCGGGGCTATAAAGTGAAGTACACGGACGCATGGTGCAGCACCTACGCCTCCGCCGTGGCCATCAAGGCGGGCCTGACCGACATTATCCCAACGGAGTGCGGGTGCGAAAAGCATATTGAACTGTTCAAGAAACTGGGCGCGTGGAAGGAAAACGACGCATACACCCCGAAAATGGGCGACTACATTTTTTATAACTGGGACGACGGCGGAAACTACGCCAGCACGGACCTGACCGCCTCCGCCGACCACGTGGGGATCGTCACCAAGGTGTCCGGGAACACCTTCACCGTGATCGAGGGGAACAAGTCCAACGCCGTGGGCTACCGCACCATGAAGGTGAACGGGAAATATATTCGCGGGTTCGGCACCCCGGACTATGCCAGCAAGGCGACGGAAACCGGCGGCGGGACCAGCGAGGCCGGCGGGCCGACCATCTACACCGTGAAAGCCGGGGACACCCTTTCCAAGATCGCCAATACATACGGCACCACGGTGCACGCCCTGGTGGAGATCAACGCCATCCAAAACAAGAACCTGATACGGGTGGGCCAGGTCCTTATGCTCCAGGACACGACCCAGGCGGCGGCCGACAAACTGGAGGCCCTGGGCGTGATCAACTCCCCGGACTACTGGGCGCAGGCGGCGGAGGCCGGGAAGGTCCAATACCTGGACATTCTCCTGAAAAAGGCCGCGCAGACCATCACAAAGGCCGGGGCGCGGGCGGATACACCCCAGGAGGGCGTGGCCGCGCTGGTGGCCGCCGGCGTGATCAATACGCCGGAATACTGGCTGGCCAACTATGACACATTCCCGAGCCTGGACCTGCTGCTGCAGGCACTGGGCGGGGCTGTGAAATAAACAGAGGAGGAAATAAACATGGAAACCATTATGCAGTACATTCCCCTGGCGGTGTCCGCCATCCTGCTGGCGGCCCTGATCCTGACCGTGATCACCAACATCATCACCCAGGTACTGAAAAAAATCACATGGGACAAGATCCCCACCAACGTCCTGGCGGTGGTGGTGGCCATGGCCGTCACGCTTGTGTCATTCTTTGCGGCCTGCCAGATCATGGGCTGGGCTGTCACCTGGTACATGGTGGCCGGCGCGGTGGCCCTGGGCCTGTTCGTGTCCTATGCGGCCATGTTCGGGTTTGACAAACTGCGGGAGGCCCTGGAACAGATCACAAACTGGGGAAAGACGGATACAGAGTAAAGAAACCCCCGGCACCTACGAGGTGCCGGGGGTATTTTATACGGCGCGGCGGGACACGGTGGAGGCGTCCAACCGCATGGCCAGGTCAATGATCTTTTTCCTGGTGGCGCGGTCCGTTTCGGCGGCGGGGGCAAGGGTGGACCGGACGCCGGCAGGGACGATGGAGAGCGCCCAGGCCACCAGGGCCTTTTCCGCCTTTATCAGCGACGACCGGGCGGCCATTTCCGCGCCCTGCAGTTCGACGGCCTCCGGGTCTGCCTGGTATTCGGCCTCCAGGGCGTCAAAGGTGGCGTCGTCCTCCACCTGCCAGAGCCGGCGGGCGGGGAGGCCGCGCCGGTCCGTGGCGCCCCGGGCCTCCAGAAAAGCCCTTTCGTGGGCGGCGGCCCTTGCCTCCGCCATTTCGCTGGAACGCAGTGCCTGGGAATAGGCCCGCTGCTGTGCGTTGTATCTCATAATATCCTGCCTTTCTACCGGGGACGCCTGATCCGAAGATCAGGCGATTGCCTCCAGTTCCATATCTTCAATTTCGGCCCAGGTGAAACCCAGGCGGTGCATATCGTCCCCCACATCGGAGAGGACCACGCTGGCCTCCATGGTGAGATCCGCGTAACAGAGGGCGGCGAACATCTTATAGACTTCCACGGCCCGCTCCATGGTGAAAACCCGGATATTGCCAACCATGGCCCCATACTTCCCGTTTTGCTTAATCAACATGATCTTTACCACCTTTCAAAATTCTACGGAACAAACGCCGGAGCGGGACGAACACCGCCACAAATATC